TAGCTTGAGTCAAATCAGCAAACAACTGACCACCAGACAAAGGAACACCAGCACCATCGGAAAAAGTAACAACTTTAGTGGTTGCATCGTTAGTCATATAACGAGCAGTGCCAGCAAAACTATTAGTCGCTTCTACGGGTGCAGAAGTACCTAAAGGAATAGTTACAGGTGTACCACCTTTTTGTGGCCAAGGCAAGGCAGAGGTGAAATAATCGTGTCGTTTACCACGACGTTGCAAAACATAATTAGTAGAAGGAGAAGTGTCAGGACCGTCACCAGTATCAACAGTAACGGAAGTCTGCAAATTCTCATCACGATACCACTGATTCCAAATCAGATTGCAGGCTCTAACGGGCAACGCAGAATGTGAGACCGTATTACCAGCGCCCACCTGTCCGACAGTAGGCAACCCAAGATAGTCCTGCAGCGAACCGACTGCATAACCTCCAACTGGGGAAACTTGTTGAGGTATAGAGTAGGAAATCGAATCGGTAGGGTTATTTTGCTCCCCCATAAACTTAACCCAATTCGACCAGACCAAACGATTAGGTACAAAGAAAAATTGCGTGTCGATATGGAGATTATCCATAACTGGAAAAATGGGGGTAGCCAAACGGCCGAAAAGTGTGGCATTAACATTAAACGTATCTCCCGGCAAAGCCTCTTCACACATAATTGGAATAAGAAAGCCAGCATTAAACGTAGTTTTCAATGTCTTTTGCATCTGAAAACGACTACGAGGAACATCAGAACGAGGAACCATAGCGAAGCTATGAGAACTTGCGGATTTGTTGTGATACATCAAAAACTCCAAAGTTTAAAAAAAAGCACCCCCGAAGGGGTGCAAGGGTCAGACTGCGGCAACTGCGGTCTGAATTACATCTTTAGCACGTACCAACACAACTGGTTGATCTTCCATGCTAAAAGTACCGGCATTATCATCAAAAGTGCCGAGAAGAAACAAATCAAAATCATCGGGATGCTTATTCAACTGATTGTCAACAGCAACACGATTAACTTCATCAGTAAAGTCACGAACAGCAACATTACGATGGGGAACAAAAAACGGACGGTTAAAAACATCGGCAGCGCGATCTTTAACAGAAACTACAAATTGCAACATATAAGACCTTTAAAGTGTTCGTTTTGATTGATTTAAGCGAGAGTCAGTTACCTTCTGCCTCGCAATTTTACGGATGGGTTGGTTTTCATACATATTACGCTCTACATCCATGTCGGCTCTTACCGACGAGCGAAACTGCATATCTAAAGCTAAATCATGGCCTAACTCCTTTAACAAATTTTTGTAATACCTAGGGACTGGAGCCCTAGAACCTTGAGTAGTCACAACTGATCCAGTTGGGAAAACGTCTGACATGAAATAATCTCTAAACCATCCTTTGCCAATACCCTTGCTCATTAACATGAATTCAGGATTTGGCATTACACATTCTCCATCTTCAGTAACGGCTAACGGCAGAGGAGAAGCATTGGGGCCTTTGATTTTTTTCATAATATAACGTGCTATATAGGCAGCGGATTCAAAGTTAAGAGATCCGATAAGATGATTACCGATTGATTGATCGAACTTGTCGCGCCAGGCACGACCAGCTGCATCAGATATGAAAGTCCTATCACCATTAGCAGCACGACCAAAAAGGACGCGATCATGATCAAAGTCCACTCCAAACAACGCAATATGAAAGTGAGGACGTCGGGTTTCATCACCATATTCTCCAGAAGCAACATATCGAAACTTAAACCCTGCCTTTCGTAACCGCTTAAAAAACTTTTGCAAGTCTTCCTTGTACAGCTGTCCGTGTTTGGGTAGGTGCGCATCATCATACGTGAGGTTCAGCATGCAAGATTTCTCGTGCAGCATTTGCTCGTGCGTAATACGTATCGCCCACTCTCGGGAGTAAGCTAAACGACATTCCACGCATTGTCCGCACTTTAGCGGGCCATGGGTGGGATGCGACCAGAGGGAAGTACACACAAGACCCTTATAGACGGATACCGCCACGCATAGGCGCAGCCTTGATGTTAATCATCTTGGTACGACCTACGTTAGAACGAAATTGTCCAGCAGAAGAATGCTTGTGAACAGGGCTACGACTTAGTGGTTTCATAAAATCTCCATTAGGGTTTGGTGTCAATGGGCACAGTTACATCAAGTAGGTCACTGTGCCCAATACTACATCATTCCGCCTTAGACGGCGTGGCCTCTTCTGTCACTTTCGTGACAGCAGAGGGTTGAGGAATAGCCAATCCCAAGCGGATCGCCTCTTGAGCATTTGCAGGATTAGCAAAGAACTCGAGGAACTCTTGGGGGCTATTATTAAAGCGAGAACGCACTTTAGCGTCCATACGCAAAAAAGACTCGTCGGCAGCGCGAACGAGATTCATAGCAGACTGGTAATCAAAAACACCTTCAAAATCAACATACTGAGGAAAAGTGTTAGGTGTAGGTAAAACACCAGTCTTTAGAAAACGATTAACAATCGTATTAATGTCAGCTTCATCTTTAAACTGCTGTTGCGTTAAAGAATCATCCAAACAAGAAAGGCCAGTCTTTTGAGACTGGATATCAAAGCTGTCAAGAGCAGCGGCTAATTTCATAATAGATCCTATTTGTTAGAACGAGTTGAAGAAGAAGAAGAACCACCAGAATAATTGCCTTTGGCATCATACTTAGTAGTTGTAGAAGTAGTAGTAGAAGACCTACGACCACTTAGGGCTTGATTAACAGAATTAATAGCACCTAAAACAGTGTCAATAGCACCTTTATATTGCTTATATTCATTACCAAAATTAGCAGCTTGCTGAATAGCAGCATTTTCAGCTTTAAGCAAATTAGCCTCTTGCAAAGTCTTAACAGCCATCATATTAGCAGCTTGAGCTTGTGCAGTAGTTAAAGGTATTTGATTCTTAATAGCTTGAGTAGACTGGTCTAAATTTTTAGCAATAGCAATTAAACGTTCACCTTCAAGGGGAATATTCTTAGTTTCAGCAGCAATTTTGGCTGCTTGAGCATTAATAAGCTCAATGGAAGCTGATTTTTCAGCTGCGGAAGTAGAAGCCAAATCAGTTTGAGCTTTAATGAGATACTCAGTGGCAGCTTTGTTAACGGTATCAGCATCAGTATTGCGTATATTTGCAGTAATCTGATCAATCTCATAATCAATCCTTTGAGTTTGTTTACCAGTAAAACCAGTTTGTGCAGCAGTTAAAGCACCCTGAGTGGCAGAAGAAACAGCACTCTGATAAACAGGGGTAGCACCAGAAGGTGTTGAAGCTCCACCACCTTTAACATAAGCAAGCATAGGATTAAGACCAGCAGCCTCTAAATCCTTAACTTGCCTTTGATAAGCAGTATTAGACATTCTTTCTTGAAAATCCTGTGTGTTTTGAGCAGCAGCAGAATTAGATTCATTGGTCATGTATTGACCAATAAAATTAGCACCAGCGGCTGCTAAAGCAACCTCTGGAGTTGTAAGCTCAGATAATGCTTCGAACATGTTAAAAATGATCAATCAAACCAGGAACAGAATACATCGGCAGCGGACGAGCAGCAGTAATATCAAAGAAAGCATCTAAGAGTAATTGCTGACCATTAGCACCAGCGCCAACAGCTAAGTTACGAGAAAGAGGAGGATTATCCTGAATAAACGTACTGTTCAATGTTGGAAGCGAAGTAAACCGTTGAGAATAATGCCAAGGGTCAATCGTTCCGGCAGAAGTCGATTTGAACAAACCAGTGATCTGGGAAGGATTGTAACGTAACTCAGCCCAGCGCTCTTGATAACCGAAAACCGAATTGTCATTAGCGGATCCATCACAATAAATCTCCTTGTTCAAAATAGCTTGCTCACCCAAATGAGCAAAAGCAGGAAAATAATAATCATAACGAGTACTACGAGACCACAACTTACGCAAACCTTGTTGGTAAGTTAAATCAGCACGAACAGAAGCAAAACCAATAATATGACCGTGCTCAACACAAGAATATGTAAAACCATGTCCTTTGTGTAAAAAAGTACCAAAAGCAGCCAAATTACCAATAGGAGTAGAACCACCAGAAACACCAGTGGCAGATGTCTGCATAACAGGTGAAATACTAATTAAAGAAGAACCGCCACCCAAATATTCGGGCCTCTGAAGCCTTGCATCAGGGCTCCGAACGCCAAAATGGCTCTGCAAAATTTCTGTATAACGTGTACCGCCTCGCGCATCGCGCTCAAGCAACTTCTGAATCTGGAAAGACTGACGCAACTGGTTAATAGTTGCAGCAGTAGCTTGAGTCAAATCAGCAAACAACTGACCACCAGACAAAGGAACACCAGCACCATCGGAAAAAGTAACAACTTTAGTGGTTGCATCGTTAGTCATATAACGAGCAGTGCCAGCAAAACTATTAGTTGCTTCTACAGGTGCAGAAGTACCTAAAGGAATAGTTACAGGTGTACCACCTTTTTGTGGCCAAGGCAAAGCAGAAGTGAAATAGTCGTGTCTTTTACCACGACGTTGCAAAACATAATTAGTAGAGGGAGAAGTGTCAGGGCCGTCACCGGTATCAACAGTAACGGAAGTCTGCAAATTCTCATCACGATACCACTGATTCCAAATCAAATTGCAGGCTCTAACAGGCAACGCAGAATGTGAGACCGTATTACCAACGCCCACCTGTCCGACAGTAGGCAACCCAAGATAGTCCTGCAACGAACCGACTGCATAACCTCCAGCTGGGGAAACTTGTTGAGGTATAGAGTAGGAAATCGAATCGGTAGGGTTATTTTGCTCCCCCATAAACTTAACCCAATTCGACCAGACCAGACGATTAGGTACAAAGAAAAACTGCGTGTCGATATGGAGATTATCCATAACTGGAAAAATGGGGGTAGCCAAACGGCCGAAAAGTGTGGCATTAACATTAAACGTATCTCCCGGCAAAGCCTCTTCACACATAATTGGAAT